ACCTGCTCGATGACGGCCTTGACCCCTTCCCGGATGCGCCGGCTGATCTCCTCCTTGGTCAACCTCTTGAGCTCCTCTCCGTCCATTCCGCCCTCCATGCTTAACCCACAAAATACGCGACACTACCTTCCCACTGGTCCTGCGGGTTGATCCTCTTCGGCATATCCTCCTCCTTCTACGCGGTCTAGATGGGGTAGGTATCCCACGCCCCACCGTCGTCCCATACCTCTCCGTCGTTCCAAACGTCCCACGACCCGGCAATGTAGACGGGTTCCGGGTTCCACGCCCCCCCGTCGTCCCACACCCCCGCGTCGTTCCAGGCGTCCTTCGGCCCGGGGATGTAGGAGATGAAGCGCAGGCGCGCGTGCGCGGGCTTCACCTCGCGTATGAGCTCCAGCGTGCGGATGGGCTCTAACCCGTTCAGGGTGTAGTCCCAGTCCGTCTCATCGTCCCACGTTCCTCCTTCGTCCCAGCGGTCGGTGGTCCACTCGGGGCGATATGGCCACAGGTACACGGCAAACTCGGCCCAGAGGGAGGGGTTGTAGCGGTACAACTCCCAAATATGGGCGTCGTACCCCGCCGCTCGGAGCCAAAGCGCGAGCCCCGGGAGCGTCCCCGCGAGAAGCCAGAAGCGCGTGGCGTACACCACCCGGTTCCGGAAGGCGGCTTCCAGCTCCCCCTGGAAGCGGGAGATCCCCCTCCCCCGCCCCACCTCCTCCAGGAAGGCCCCCTCGGCGTGCTGGGGCAGGGCCTGGCGGAAGAGGGCCAGGGTCTCCTCCACGGCGGAGGCCTCCAGGGCCCCCAGCATCCGCACCGTCCCGTCCGCGGCCCCGCCCTCCCGGGGGTAGCGCCCCGGGGGGAGGAGGGACAGCAGATGGCGGTAGAAGGCCTCGGCGAGCTCACTCAACTACGCTCACCTCCCCGGGGACGAGGAGCTCGTCCTGGGCCGGGACCACGGGGGCGGCCGGGGTGAGGACCTCCACCGCCTCGAGGCCCCCCCGATCGTGCAGGTAGTCCATGAGGCGGGAGGGCCAGAAGGGCTCCCCGATGCCCAGGCCGTGGAGGAAGTCCAGGGCCCAGGAGCGCCAGGCCTCCAGGGGGGGGCTTCCCGGCAGGCGGTGCAGGCGGAGGGAGAGGTTGAGGGTCCTAGGGGTGGGGCCCCGGACCAGGGCGTTCGCGGTGAGGGGGCGGCGCTCGTCCACCAGGGCCTGGACCCGGGCGATGAGCTCGGGGGAGGGGAGGCCTCGGGCCGGGGCGATGACCACGTCCACGGTGCCCTGGCCCCGGGGGTGCTGGTCCAGAACCCTCACCTTCCGCACCTCGGGCACCTCCAGGGCCCAGCTCATGTAGGCGTGGTAGGTGCTCCCCCGGCTCAGCGCGGGCCAGGAGAGGAGGAGGCGGGCCCGGAGCTCCTCGTCCGTCTCCTCGTCCTGCCCCGCCTCCAAGACCTCCACCACCTCCAGCCGCTCCAGGCCGGGCACCACGGTCACGGGATAGAGGACCGCCCCCACGGGCAGGGTGTAGCGGCTTCCCACCCCCTCGCTCACCCCGTCCACCAGGGCCTCGGGGGCGTAGGGGCCCTGCACCCGGTAGCGGAGCTCCCCCAGGCCCACCAGGGTCCCGGGGGGGAAGGTGCCCGAGGCCGAGGCCGCGCAGCGGAGGCGGAGGCGGGCGGGACGGGCGGGCTTCCGCTCCAGGCCCATCCCCTTCGCGTGCTCGTCCAGCCAGGCCCCCGTGGCCCGGGTGACCAGGAGCTGGGGGGCCAGGGCCCGGGCGAAGGCGCGGGCCTCCAGCGAGGCCTGGGCGGCGAGGCGCAGGTAGGTGCCGAAGGCGCTGAAGGCGTCCGGGTCCCGCACGGGGAAGCCCTCGGGCAGCAGGGCCACGAGCCGCGCCACCTCCTCCTCCAGGTCGGGTAGGGGCGGGATCAGTTCAGCCACGCGTCACCTCCAGGGGCCAGGGCAGGAGGAGGCTCAGGGCCTCCTCCGTGAGGCGGGCGGTAAGGCGGAGGCCCCCTTCCGTCCACTCTCCCCAAGCCTCCAGGACCCGGGGGTCCTCCAGGAGGGTCCTCTCGGCCTCCTGCAGGACCTCGGTGCGGGTGAGGTCGTCCAGGGGGGCCCCCACGTAGTCCAGGAGGTCCGAGCCCTCCAAGGGGAAGGCCCAGTGGCTCCCCCGGGGGGAGACCAGGCGGGCGAGGAGGTCCTGCCTGAGGACCTCCATCCCCTCCGCCAGGGCCGCGTCCCCCCTGGGGGAGATGTTGAAGTCCCCGTCCTGCCACTTCCAGTCCCGGTACACGGCTCACCCCGAGTAGACCTTGGCGCTGCCCCCGATGATCTGGCCCACAGCGCTCCCCACCCGCACCGGGTCCCCTACCCGGGCCACGGGGGGGCCGCCTCCGGCCAGCTCCACCCGGGGGGCGTCCACCCGCACCACCGCCGTGCCGTAGAGCTCCACGGCGCCGTCGGGCCGGAGGCGGAGGTGCACCCCGGGGGCCGCCTGGACGTGGATCTCCCCGTCGGGGCGGAGGCGGACCCAGGTGTCGGCGTCCCGCTGCACCAGGTACTCCCCGGGCTCCACCTGGGGCAGGCTCCTCCCTTCGGAGAGCACCCCGTCCACGTAGGGGTAGGCGGGGTTCCCGTCGTAGTAGGCCACCCGCACGATGGCCCCCACCTCGGGCAGGGCGTAGACGCCCCGCCCGTGCCCCACCCAGGGCACGTCCAGGGGGACGTCCCGGAGGAAGGGCCGGGTGGGGTCGGGCCGGCCGTCCGGGGTGAGGGGCTCCAGGTCCACGCTGTAGCGGCACGCCCCCGGCGGGCCCGCCACCCCCGCCTCGGAGCGCACCGCCACCACCCTCGCCTTGTGCGCGATGTGGGTCCGGGCGGCGAGCTCGGGCCAGAGGGCCTCCACGAGCCGCCTCAGGGCCAGGTGGAGCCTGGAGGTCATACCGCCCTCCCGTAGACCTCGTGCACGGCTTCCCGCCCGGATAGGTGGAGCCGGTGCTCCACCACCCTCAGGACCCCCCGGAAGGCGGGGTGGTCCACCTCCACGAGGTGGTACAGGCGGAGGCGGGGCATGGGGGGGAGAAGCAGGTAGTAGCGCCCCTCGGCGAGGCGCCGGAGGACGGCCACCTCCTCCGCTACCCGGTGCCGCACGGAGGCGTGGGGGCTCCCGTCCAGGGGGCCGATGTAGAGGGTCCCGCCGTCCAGCTCGTGGAGGACGTCCTCCTTCCCCCAGGCCCTCAGGGCGTGGAGGGCGGCCTCCCAGGCGGGGAGGCGGGGCAGGGCGTAGTGGCGCTTGGCCTCCCCCTGGCTCTGGATCTGCGCCCGCCCCCCAGAGGCCCCCTGGACCCAGCCCAGAACCTCCTCCAGGCGGACGTCCTGGAAGCCCTGGGGCCCCACGGGCCGCCGCCACTCGGGGAGGCCCCAGAGGGCCCACTCCTGGGCGGGCAGGCGGGCCACCGCCTGCCCCGTCAGGAGGGGCTCGTCGTCCACCGCGAGGCGGGAGGGCGGGCGCTCCAGGCCCCGGACGAGCCCCCACCGCCAGGGGACGTGGGGGCTTTCCGCCACCTCCACCAGGGAGGGGACGCCCTCCGGGGTCCTGGGCCTAGGCAGGTGGAAGAGCCTCACCGGCTACCTCCCGCCGCGGCGGCGCCCGCCCGATCCCCGGCGATGAAGCCCCGCAGGAAGGCCGGGGGCTCCGCGGGCTTCCGCGCCTCGCTGTTCCTCCGGGCCTGGGCGCTCCCGGGGGGCGGGCCCGCCACCGGGCCCTGGGCCGCGGCCTGGCCCAGGGCCTTCCCCTCTTCCGCGTTGGCCTGGGCGATGGCCTCCCGGGGCTCCACCTGGGTGAGCTCCAGGACAGCCTCCATCCCCTCCTCTCCCCCGAGCTCCCGGGTGATGAGCCGGGCGAAGAGGGCCTTCTCCACCCCCCGGGCCGCCAGGTGGGGGTGGACCACCCGGAGGGGCTCGGTCTTGCTCTTGGCGAACTTGGCCTGCAGCTTGCGGGCCTCGGCCAGGGGGTCCCGCCCCGCCAGGCGCAGGGCGATCCGCACCCGGAAGTCCCGATATCCCCGCATCACGTGCACGTCCCCGGCCCGGTTCTCCCGGGGGATGGACTCTATGGAGTTCTCCCCTTCCACCTCCACGCCCACCACCACCCCGGGCATCTCCTCGCCGTCCAGGCGGAGCCGGTCTCCCGTGGCGAAGCGCAGGTAGGGCATTAGGCCTCCAAGTAAGGCAGGAAGAGCCGCTTGAGCTCCTCCAGGAACTCCTGGGCGTCCCGCACCCCGGGGAGCTCCAGCCGCTCTATGCGGATCACCTGCTGGAACTGCCTGGCCTCCCGGGAAGGGGCGGCCCCTGGGGGTTCTGCGGGGGCCCGGGAAGGGGGCGGAGGCACCTCGGGGACCTCCACCCCCACGGGGAGCGCCGCCTCCGGAAGCCGGGGCAGGGGCACCTCCGGAATGAGCGTCTTCAGCCGGGGAGTGGCTGCCTGGGCTAGAGCCTCCGCCTGCTGGGCCACCCGGGGAACCATGTTCTGGAGCCCCACGGCCAGGCCCAGGGCGGCCATCATCCCCAGGTGGGCCATGACGCGGGAGGGGGAGCGGATTCCAAGCCGGCTCTTAATGGCTTCCCAGACGGAGGAGGCCAGGTTCTCCACCGCCTTCACCGGGGCCGACGCCCAACTCTTGATGCCCTCCACCAGGCCCTGGACGAGCTGCCCTCCCACTTGCTTCATGCGGTCCACGAGCCCCCGTAGCCAGGCCAGGGCCTGCTCCAGCCCGCTCCGGATGGCGTCCCAGGCCACTCCGGCGAGCCTCAGGGGGACGGAGAGGACCGCCCTCAGCCCTTCCCAGACCCTGAGGGCCCCCTGCCGCGCCCGGTCCAGGTCCAGGGTGAGGAGGCCCACCACCACGTCCACGAAGCCCCGGATCACCCGCACCACCCCGGCCAAGCCCTCCCCGAAGATGGGGGCGAGGCGCTGGAGGAGGCCCCGGAGGAAGCCGAAGAGGAAGCCCAGGCCGAACCCCAGGGCGTACATGACCCGGTCCCAGGCGGGGAGCACCCCGGCCAGGGAGGCCTGGAGGCTCTCCCCCACGGGGCGGAAGAGGCCCGCCAGGGCCTCACCCAGGCCCCGGAGCTCGGCCAGGACCGGGGCGAAGGCCCCCCGTAGGGCGTTCAGGGTGTCCATGACGCCCTGCCGGAAGGTCGCGCTGGCCTGCCAGGCCTGGCGGAATAGGGCCACCGTCCCCGCGAGGGCGGTGAGGAGGAGGCCCAGGGGGTTCAGGAGGACGGCCCGCCCCAAGAGGAGCACCGCCCGCCCGGCGAGGGTGGCCCCCTGGGCGAGGGCGCCGAAGGCCCCCCGGAGGAGGCCCGCCGCGCCCAGGCGGGCCATCTCCCCCCGCAGAACGGCGAGGCCCAGGGAGAGGCCGCGGAGCTGGCGCGTGAGGCTTCCCGCCGCCCCCTGCAGGGCCAGGAGGCCGAGCCTCGCCTGGGCGGAGGCGAAGCCGATGGCGGCCAGGCTCCCCACCACCAACCCCCCGAGGACGAGGAGGCCCCCCAGGACCCCGAGCACCCCCACCACCGCGCCCCGCAGGAGGGGGAAGCGCTCCAGGAGGTCGGAGACGCGGTTGATGAGGCCGGTGAGCCGCTCCACCACGGGGGTCACGATGGGCAATAGCGCGTTCCCCAGGACGATCCACACCCGCTCCAGGGCGTTCCTGAGGAGCTGGAGCTGGTTTTTGAGGGTCTGGCTCCGGTTTTGGAACTCCTGGAGGACGCTCCCCGTGTACCGGGCGGGGTCGGCCACCAGGCCGAGGGCCGGGCGCAGGGTCCCCAGGGACCCCACCAGCTTGGCGATGTCGTCGGCGTACTCCATGCCGAAGAGGTCGGTGAGGAGGGTGAGCTGGTCGGGAGCGGCCCGGAGGCGGTTCAGGAAGTCCAGGATGGCCCCGGCGGCGTCCCGCCTAAGGGCCTCCTGGAGCCCCCGCGCGGTGAAGCCCAGGCGGGCCAGGGCCTCCTGGAAGGCTTTGGGCTGGGCGGGAGCGGTGGCCAGGCGCTGGAAGAGGGCGTTGAGGCCCGTGGCCGCCACCTCGGGGGCGGTGCCCAGGGCGAGGAGGCTCGCCCCGAAGGCCGCCACCTGCTGGCCCGTGAGCCCCAGGAGCTTCCCCGTGCCGCCCACCCGGCGGAGGACCTCCAAGATCTCGGGGGCGGTGGCGGCCATGTTGTTGGAGAGGTAGTTCACCGCGTCCGCCACCCGCATCACCTGGGGCTGGGTGAGCTCCAGGATGTTCCTCAGCTTGGCGAGGGCGTCCCCCGCCTCCTCGGCGGTGATGCCGAAGGCCACCCCCACCCGGGCCGCGTCCTGGGTGAAGCGCACGAGCTCCCCGAAGGGGATGCCCGCCTGGCCCGCGGCCGCGGCGATCTGGGTGAGCTCGGCGGCGCTCATGGGAATGGTCCGGGTGAGGGCCAGGAGCTCCCGCTGCAGGGCCTGCAGGGCCGGGAGAGGGGCGTCCACCACCTTCCTGACGTCGGCGAAGGCGTCCTCAAAGCGCATGGCCGCCCCGGTGGCGAGGACCAGGGGGGCGGCCAGGGCGGCCCCGGCGGCGGTGAGGGAGGCGGCGGTCTGCAGGCGCTCCAGGGCGGCCCCGGCCCGCAGGGTGGCGCTCTCTATGGCCTGGATGCGGGCGGCCACCGCCCCCGCCGGACCCGAGACGCGGTCGGCGAGCTCCATCAGGACCTGGAGGCGGAAGAGGGCGCCGGTGAGCATCTAGGGCCTTCTCAGGGCCATCTGGACCAGGGCGGGGTCTTCCAGGTTCACCACCACCCCGGAGAGCTCCCGCCGCTCGGGGATCCAGAGCACGCCCCGCGCGCGGAAGTACCTGCGCCGGGGCTCGTAGTGGGCCCCCAAAAAAGCCTGGGGGTCCAGGTACCGCTCCCGGATGAGGTTCACGTCCCCGCCGGGCCAGAAGTCGGCCTCCAGGGGGGCCCGCCGTATCTCAAAGTGTAGGTGCGCCATGTAGGGGCGGGCCGGATCCCCTTTGCCCACGCTCCCCACGGGCTCCCCGGCGAAGAGGTAGTCCCCCTCACGGGCCGCCCGGTGAGCCAGGTGGGCGTACTGGGTCCAGAAGCGCCCGAGACCCGGCAGGTCGTGCTCCATGAGCACCACGTTCCCCCACACGCGGTGGAAGGCGGAGTGGACCACCCTGCCCTCGGCCACGGCCACCACCGGGTAGCCGAGGTCGGCGTCCCCGGAGGTGCCTTGGAGGTTGATGTCCACCCCGGGGTGCTGGTCGGGCCGCAGGCCCTGGGCCCGGCGCCACTCGGGGTAGCGGGGGTCAAGGAAGCCCGCGTCCACGCGGTTCAGGTCCGGCGAGGGGGGAAGGGGCCAAAGCACGCGCATAAAAACCTCAACCCCCTGGGATTTCCCAGGGGGCACTTCTGGCACTCTAGCCTTATTTTAGCCCTGAGCTTGGTCCTTGGCAAGTACCTGTGCCCTTGCCTTCTGCCAAGCTAAGGATGATGGCCAGAAGCACGGAGGCGGCCAGCTCCCTCTCGCTAGCCTGGTTAACCCACTCGGCGAAAGCGGCCTTGAAGTCCTCGCCAATGGCCGCCCAGTCGGCCGCGATAGCCAGGAGGTCGTTGATCTCTCCAACCTCGCCGGGCTCGCCCAGGAGGTTGAGTTCCGAGGTAACCCCGGCCAGGTCAAAGGGGCGGGACAGAGACTCCGCCAGGGTAGGGAGCGCAAAGAGGTACGTGCTGTACTTAGTGGCCCGGTCCAGCCCAGTCATACCCATCCCTTCCGCTGGCTTCACTCTAGCCCCCCTCGTTCTCACTTGCAAGCCGGGGGATCACAAACTCGGGGAAAACGCTGACGGGCCCATACCCCAAGATGTCGCCCCAAAGGAAGGGCACCGCACAACCCCTAGCGGTTTACACCGCTTGCCCAAATGGATATTATCTTGCCTAAGATGCTTGAGGTCTTCACCGTCGGCTACGAGGGGATCGATTTGAACGCCTTCCTAGGCCTTCTAAAGGCGAACCGCATAGACCTGGTAGCCGACGTCCGGGACCTGCCCCTGAGCCGGAAGAAGGGGTTTTCCAAGACCCCCCTGAAGGCCGCTTTGGAAACCCAGAGGATCTTCTACCGGCACCTCCGGGAGCTTGGCGCCCCAAAGCACCTCAGGCGCCAGCTTCGGGCGGGCGGTGGATGGGACGCCTACGAAGCTGGCTACCGGAGCCTCCTCAAGGAGCGCGTAGGGGCTATTGAGGAGCTTGGTCTTCTGCTGAAGGAGTACCGCGTCTGTCTTCTATGCTTTGAAGAAGACCCCACCACCTGCCACCGCTCGCTTATCGCCCAGGCCCTGGTGGAAACGGGTTGGGCCGAAGGAGCTAGGGATTTGAGAAAAGGGGCGTTTGCAGAGCGCGCTTTGGCCAGATGAAGCCTATGACAGCGTACATGTCCTTTCGGGCGTAGCGGTGGTGGATGCTACCCACCACGAGGAAAGTCTCCCTGTCGGGGGCAAAGATTTCCCTCTCCACCTTGTACCTTACGCTCTCTAGGGCCTTCTCCCGGCTCTCCAGTCGCCTCTCCTCCTTGAAGTACAAGCTGTAGATCTCCCAATCCGTGACCACTTTCCGGACTGTTCTCCCGGCCAGATCGGTGAAGGTCAGGTGAAACCTGTATGGGCAGAAGCGGAGAAGCTCCTTCGGCCTCTTCATCAGGGGCGACATCTCGGCTCCTTCAAAGAGACCTTCCTCCCAGAAAGCGGGGGCCTCAAGCTTAGCCTTGGCTTCCGGGGGCCAGTCCTCCCCTAAATACTCGGCCTCAAGGCGGGCGGAAGCTTGCTGAACAGCGATTACCGCGATCGTCCTGCCCCAGACAACCCGCTTTCTCCCCTGTTGAGCCTCATCACCGAACAGGCCCTGCAGGCTAGCCCCGGCAAGGCGCTCCCTGCGGACCATCTGGGCCTCAAACTCCTCGGTGCTCCCCATTACCGTCGGTCGGATGTACCGCATCCGTTCTTCCCAGTTCTTGTCCGGCGGTATATTTCCTAGGACTCGTATTTTGGTGTGGTCCTCTAGGCGGTAGCTATCGGGGCGCGGGTCCTGAGGGGCTTTAACCAACGGGAGCTCCAGAATGTCATATTTTCGGAATCGGTAATCGTAATCCAGAAGGCGGAATGGGTACGGGTAAATCCGCACCCAAGAGTTATCCCTCAGGCGTATTCCGGCGGTACAGGTCAGCTCCCCATACTTCCTGCTGGGGTTCGGATAGGTCTTGACAACCATGAGAACGTGCTCCAGCGGCATGTTTAGAACAACGGCTCCATCCCTCCCTTCGGCTTCGCCGTCCGGACTTCCTTGGGCTCGTAGCTCACGTTTAGGCTCCCGGGGGGAAGCTTGGGCGTGGCCCCGCTCAGAAGTTCCTCCACGGTGAGGATCTGGAGCCTCGGGTAGGCCTGACTCCCCCAGGAGTACGAGCCCGCCTTAGCCGCCTCAAGCAACATCCCCTTAGTGGGCTCTTTTAAGGTGATGAGCAAGCCAAAAGCGGCCTTCTCCCTCTCCATCACCCCCCTAAGGTCCCGCACCATGCTCGGGTTGAGGTGGTCCCCACCCTTTACCTGAATCACCACCTTCTCCAGGCGGCTCCCGGAAGGGTCGCGGAAGTAAAGGAGGCCGTCTATCCCCGTGTCTCCACCCTTCTTTCCCTTCTTGGGGTCCCCGTAGGGCTGGGCCTCCAGGAGACCCACAGCCCACAGCTGGAACTGGTGGGGGTCCTTCTGAAACAGGAAGCGGGCGCCCTCCACGTCTTTTGGGGTGCCCTCCACCTTGTAGTCCTTTCCGGGCTCCAGGCCAAAGTCCCGCTTGAGTCGGGCCTGGATGAGGGTGATGGCCAGGTGGGTGATGTCTATGCCGATCCAGGCCCTACCCAGCTTCTGAGCCGCCGCCAGGGCCGTGCCGCACCCGCAGAAGGGGTCCAGGACCACGTCCCCGGGGTTGGAGGAGGCCTGGATGATGCGTTCCAGAAGGGCAAGGGGCTTTTGGGTGGGGTAGCCCAGGCGCTCCCTGGCTTGGGAGTTGACGGGAGGGATATCCGTGATCACGTCCTGGATAGGGACGCCTTCTACCTCGTCCAGATAGCGCTTGAGGCGGATGCCGCCTTTCTTGGTGAAGTGCAGCCTCCCTTCCTGGTCCAGGCGCTCCATTGTTTCCAGCGGCACCCGCCAGAAGCCCCGAACGCCCTTGTATTCGTACTCGTAGCCGCCGCCCGATAAACCTTT